ATCAATCATTAAAACTGTTCATTTATAAATAAAGAAATCTACAAATATTGGTTTGGGATTAATAAACACATTATATAAATTGTGCAAAATTTTTTCATTTTGAAAATAACCAAAATCATTATAACGATTATTAAAATCAATTATTGTATGTTCATCGTAATGTCTATCTTCTGGTTGATTTACGTTATTTAATTTACATATTAATTCAGTTTTTTTATTATTTCCTATCATCCAACAAAAATTAATAATTTTACTTTTGTATTGATCTTCAAAATCCATGTTTACTTTATAAAAGCTTCTTAACCTATCTTCTAGTCTGTGAATATTAGGAACAGCTGTTAAAGTGTTTTCATCGTTAATTGATACTATTAATTGACAAAATATGCCAGATTTATAACTAGTAGAATAAGTACTTTTCATGTTATGCATTATTTTAGTATCCACACTTAATTGATTGATTACATCCTTATTTACTTCATCCATGATGGCTAATAAATCATCACCTAAAAGCAATAAAACTGTGTATTGTGTTTCAGAAAAAAATTTAGCATATGTTCTCATACTATTAATTATATTACCAAAACCAACTGTGGTCTGTCCAGTATGTCGCATTGGTGGTAAATTTGTTTTAAAATATTTTGTTGAAACATATGTATTTTCATGTTGTGACATATATACATTAACAATTTTTTGGTCACCGCCTAACACATTTTTATAAAATTGACTTTCAAATTCCAAAGAATATTTATCTGTTTGTCGGTCTTGTTTGCTCAAATCACTTTCAAAAAACATTGAATTTTTTTCAAATTTGTAGTTGCTAAGTTTAGTATTTAATTTGTTTAAATCGTATCCTTCAGCATACACAACATTTGAGTTTAAGAGTTGTTTAAATCTATTTTTAAGTAAAGAAAAATAAGGAGCAAAAATCATGGACATAGCGTAAGGATTCCATAACACTAATCTGTTTAAAATATCATTGTATTCATGAAATAAATCTCCTTTAGTTATGTTTTCTTGTTTTTCATAAATATTAATTCTATTTAAAATCAAATCTTTATCTTTATTAAATAATTTATCCGCACTGTCTCTATATTTTGATAAATCTCTACTAATCAACCATTCTTTTATAATTTGCATGTTTATCACTAATTTTTTTTCATTAAATAATTTAATTAAATTTTCAGATTGCTTGTTAAAGTAAGCTTTCTTAAAGTAATCTGTTTGAGTGTCATGTTTAATTTTTTTTCTTCTTAAATTTTCTCTTAATAACAATTTTTGAGTAAAAGCTCTCATTGTTGAAGTGTGTTGTCCGAAATTAGCTGGTCTAGTCCAAGTTGGTTCATAATTTAAATAAGCTACTTTAATTTTACTGTCATAATAATCCCCTTCTTTCACTCTCACTTTACGTTTTAAATCTATTTGTGAATAAATTATTTCTTCGCATGATTGAGTGTTTTCATAAAATAATATGTCTTTAATTGATTGTTCTGGGTGAACTTGTTTGTTAATATTTAAAAAAGGTAAAGATGATAAATGAT